ATCACCGGAACTATGAGTAGAGGGTGAGGTAGAGCTGGACTGTGCTGTGGTTCCGTTTACTCCTCTTGCTCCTCCACTTACAATTCCTGTGTCGGTATCATTAGCGGTAAAAGAAATATCCTCTGTCCCTACTCTAATTTCTCCTGAAGTAGGAAAAGCAGTTGAGTCGGCAAGAGTAATTGATGTTGTACTTGTATCTGAAATGTCAGCACCTAAAGTGGTTGTTGCGGGACCTGAAGCAGATCCAGAATAATTTCCTGTGCCCCAACCATAGCCTCCAACTTCTTGAGCGGGTCCTACGGTTACATAACACAAAGCGGAAGCTGATCCTGAATTACTTAATTCAGTTGCTGCTTCTGGGGCTGCCATGGTAATGGTAATCGTGGTTGCGGTAGGTGCTGATGTCACCATAAATTTAATATCTTCAAAGGAGGCGTCCGTATAAGTCGATCCAATTGCCGTAACTCCACTGACAGCATCAAATTTAACAATGTCATTATCTACCAATCCATGGGGACTTGGAAAAGTAACAGTGACAGCAGTCTCAGTGTCGGTGCTGGTAAAATCGCAACCCGCTATAGTCGTTCGAAGAGGATGAATATCCGTATATTCTCCGCCTGAATAGACATATAAAATTCTGTTAGTTCCGATAGCCGCGTATTTAATACCGGCATTATCATCCCAGTGATGAAGGGCCCTTGCGGCCCCGGTTAATTTATCTTCTCCTAACTGATCCCAGCCCCCTAGTTTCTCAGGTGTGCCGTATCTAAAACGGACATTATCCCCACCTGTCCATTGCCCTTCGGCACCAGTGGCTGTAACTTGTTTATTAAATCCTGGTAGAAAGTTTACTTTTTGTAGCATAGAAAATTCCGTTTCTACTACAAATATACTAGATCTTGCTGTAGATCAACTACTTAGGGATGCCTAACATAGGGCGTTTATCAAAGAGATTGGTTTGAGCAAAAGGACCATTGGCCTGGTTATAATGCAGAAAGACTTGAGAACAAACTTTTCCTTGAAAAGCTTCTCGCCAATGCTCTAGATCACAACCAGAATAAATAAGCATATCTCCCACTTTTAAATCAATTTGAATTCCTTTCGGAGCTCCGGGCTTAACTTGTGGTATCTTGTTATAAGAGTTGTCCACCTTGTTTCGATAACCTATTACAAAATCGGCTCCTGATGGATCAAGAAAAATAGGCCAAGGGTCTCCTCCTAGATGTAAGGTTGTAGAAACTTCACAGCTGGGTCGATCTTTATGACGATGTAAAATATTTCCTTTTTCATAGAGTCGGGTATATGAATACGTTGGAATTAACTCCATGCCTGTTTTTGCTTTCATAATAGGTCTCATATATTGAAGTAATGTTTCCATAACCCAATCTGCATATTTAGAATAGGCTCCGGGTATTTGAGCATCTGTGCGACTTCCTATGAACGGATTAGCAAGACTCACTTTGTTATTTTTAATCATAAAATCCACAGCGTCCCGCTGCAGCATCATATAATTAAAGATAAAGTTTGCGAGCTCCTTGGAAAGGGCTCCTCGAATCACTTCGTATTTTTTTGTTTTAAAGCCCATAATATAAACCCCATTCCTTGGCTCCTTTTTGTTTTCTTAAAAGATCCACCGGTGTTCCTTTTGTAATAGGAGCATAGTTAATGAGCATACAGTAATTATTCTGAGGATTGTCATGACATTTAATAATAAAACCTTTTACAGGCATAGGAAAATTTAATGGTTTCATTTTTTTTAAAGTTCTTAAAGTTTTTTCAAGGTTATGTTCTTCCGTAAATATATTAAAAAATCCATTTTCTTCTAGAGTACCAAAATAAAATCCCACGTTATGGGGTTTAAATTTTTCAGGAATTAATCCTCTCAACCAACCACACTTAAAAACTTTACAATCATTGGGCCTTGTTGGATATATCTTACACCCAGTCCCTGTTTCATAATTTTTACATAATACGTGTTCAGGTTTATTTAATGCAGAAATTTTAGGTATTTTACAGCATAAATAACAAGAACCACATTTGTTTTCGCTCATTTCTTCACCTGAATAAAATTAAAAGAAACCGACACACGCCAGCCCTTTTCTCCTTTTTCTTTAGACTCATTCATTTCAACAGCATGGGATAACCATGCGGGAAACATAATCATCTGTCCTTCGATTGGTGGGTAGAGTACCACTCGCCATAAGGCTCTGGGTATTCCCTTCACACGTCGGGGTAACATAATATTGGGTCCAGGTCTGGGATCTTCAACAAATAAACTTCCTGAATTTTTAGGAACTTTCACATAGTAGACACCCGACCACATAGAGTTAGGATGGATGTGCTGCTTGTTATATGACCCTGGGTAATTGATATTGGCCCACATGTTTCCTAAACCGGGCTTCGGTTCCATGCCGTAGTCTTTATAAACTTCATCCTGCATGGTGAAGAGTTCAGTGGTCAAAGGTTCATATTCCTTTTTAAAATTCATGTCGACAGGACTATGCCAACCTCCCCCCGCATTTGTTTTTGTTTCAGTTTTATCTTTTTTACTCCAGGCTTTAATAAGAGGATATAAATACTTATTCATTTTTTGAGGATCCTTAATCATTTTAAAATAGATAGGAGTGGGGAATAAAATTTCACGGTTCATTTTTCATTCCACCAAAAAATTAATGTTTTCCTATCCTTATCTTTAACTTTTTCTACTCCATGCCATATGTTGTTTCCATTAAAAAAAGTTAATAGCCCTATTTTAGGCTTTATTTTAATTCCGTTCTTTGTAAAAAATAGACCTCCACCAAAATCCTCGTTTAAATAAATCGAACTACTATAGGTATTGTTTTCCCGTCCATCGCTGTCATGGGTGTGTAGCTCTGAAAAAGAAGTTTGATTCCAGTTCTGGGTTTGAGCCTGGGTTATTTGTAGACTTAACTTAAATTTTTTATTTAAAAATTTTTGAGTTCTCAATGCTATAGGATCGTTAGTGATATCCTGAGTTCTTGAGGGCCAATCAAAATTTCCCACACCTAGATCTTTTATCGTGGATGCATATCTCCTACATTCCCTCTTGGATAAATAGTTTTCAAAAATATAAATAATCTCTTTACCTTTTTGAAGTTTTTTCATCTAAACGGAGGTCCTCCAAACCACATCACTAACGAGCGTCGGACACCTCTTTTAACTTTAGCTATACGATGACGAATCAAACTACAAAAGAAAATAGCTTGACCTTGTATAAGTTGAGGGGGTTTATTACCTGCACTCATAAACTCCAGATCTCCCCCTGTAAATTCTTGAGGATCCGATAATAAAAGAGTCATGGAAATTTTTCTAACCGGAGGTTCAGTCACGCAATGAGTGTCTGCATCCATATGCCAATCATAAAAGCCTCCTTTAGGATATTCGGTAAACTGTCCATATTCAGTTAGTTTCATACCGTCATAACCAAAATGATTTGCGTTTACCCTAAGCATGGTTTCTTCAATTTGTCTGTACATGGCCGGCAGGAGTTTAAAAGGAATCCAACTGATATGAGTGATTCTCATTTTCGTATTATAGTTTCCTTTAGTTCCATCCTTATGTCCTACTTTAGCCTTTTCTCTAGGTTGTTGATGTCCTGCATTAATAATGTCCTGACATTGTTGAGGATTAAACACTGGACCAACTGTATTAGCCATTAAAGCTTTCCATTTAGGTTCAAATATCATAATCCAAAAATATCCTTGTCTTGTTCATTACACTTTAATTCTAAATTTAAAGAGATTCTTTGTTGAGGAGTAGAAGTAACCGGTTGATGATTTAAAAATCCAGGAAAGATTAACAAATCAAAATTTTTGGGTTCTATATACCAAGATTCTTCATCCATTTTAAATTTAATTCCATGGTCCTTTACTGTTTCTAAATAAATAACTGAGTTTATGCTAGAGGTTCTTCGATGATTGTGCCAGATATCCTTTTCAGTATCATTTGGTCCTGTAAAATAACACCAAATTTTTAATGGAGAGTCTTGAATTGTAAAATAATTTAATAATTTTTTACTTTTTTTAATAAACAAATCATACAAATAATCATTATATCTTGTGAATACTTCAAAATTATACCCCCTTGTTTTATAGTCTCCAGCCTCACTTTTAGATTTTAAAATGTCTTTTACTATTTCAGCTTTTTTATTTTTTAATTCTGTTTTTAAATTAAGTTTATGAAAAAATCTATTCTTATTAAAGATCATTTAGTCAGTCGTTCTTGTTTTTGTGGGGTTATAATTTACATCGATATTGCACGACAACGTTCTTCTTGTTTCTTTTTTATTATCAAAAGGATAAACGACATGGCGCATGTCATAAGGAAAAACATAAAAATCGCCTATCTTCATTTTAGGAGAATAATCGGTGATTGCAAATTGACCTGCACTATTACTTAATATTTGAAGTTGTCCATTTGTCGGTTGATCAGGCCTTGCAATTTCAGGCCCCATATCTTTAGGAAGTTTAAGAATCATTACAGAAGAGAGACCTGTAAATAAATGTCCTTGATGAACATGAACAGGATTATAGTCTCCTGCTTTCATTTCATTAACCCACATGGAAATAATATTGACCTGATAAACATCACGAGTCCTAGTCCATTCTAAATAATGTTGAAAGACACTATAAAACCATTTCATCACATCCTCTGAAATATAACAGTGGGCGTGCATTTTTTTATTAGTGGGTCCCGCATAGAATAGGGAAACTTCATCACGTATTTTTCCTGCGAGTTGATTACTAGCGTTGGGTAAATGTTTCTTTTTAGTTTCGTAAAGTTCATTAAGCCCAACAAAGACTTCCAAAGGAACTTGATACTTTATAATTGATTGGCCTAAAGTAATCGCAGCAAACTGCATTTTATTTCTTTATTTGTTTTTTATTCTTAAGTAACTCACCTGATTTTCGTACTCGTTTTAAAGTTTCAAGTTGTCCCAGCACATTAAACACTTCGGGTTGTGAAGAACCGGGTGTCAAGGTTGCTTTTCTTTGTTCTAAGGTATGCATGTATGATTCCGCTTGATGAGTGTTGACGTCTTTATCATCAAACTTGCCGTCGTTAAATTCTTTTTTGAGTTTAGACCAAGTCGAAATC